GGTTCTGGTGTCACATTTGATGACGCAAACGAAGCTTACACTTCAAGATATAACCATGAGACTGTAGCAATGGCTTTCTCAATAACAGAAGAAGCTGTAGAGGATAACCTTTACGACAAGCTATCTGCTCGTTATACGAGAGCACTTGCTAGATCAATGGCACACACAAAGCAAGTAAAAGCTGCAAACGTATTAAATAATGCGTTTACTGCTGGAGCAACTGCTGGTGGTGATGGCAAGGCATTATTAGCAACAGATCACCCATTAACAAATGGTGGAACTTTCGCTAACGAGCCAACAACTGCAGCAGACTTAAATGAAACATCTTTAGAAGATGCTTTAATTAAGATTGCAGGCTTTGTGGATGAGAGAGGATTAATTATCGCTCTAAGAGGAATGAAATTAATTATTCCAAGACAACTACAGTTTGTCGCAGAGAGATTGTTAAACTCTAACTTAAGACCTGGAACATCAGATAATGATGCAAACGCAATGAGAAACATGGGAATGTTACCTCAAGGCTATGTCATCAATGATTATCTAACTGACACAGATGCGTTTTTCATTAAGACAGATGCACCAAATGGTCTTAAGCATTTCGAAAGAATGCCAATGGCAACAGCTATGGATCCAGATTTTGACACTGGGAACATGAGATATAAAGCAAGAGAGAGATACTCTTTTGGTTTTTCAGATCCTCGTTCACTATTCGGTTCACCTGGAGCTTAATCAAAAATACTTATATTTTTGGGGTGACTCTTTGCAGTCACCCTTTTTTTATGTATAATAAAGAAAACCTTGACGAAGAATTAACTTCGACATTTGCCAAGACAAGGAGTATAACATGGCTAATTCAACTTTTTCGGGTCCTATTAGATCCAAAAATGGGTTTAAGAATATTATCGAAAACTCAACAACTGGTGCTATCAGCAGTGAAATGACACTTTCTGTCTATACTGCAACTGTTACAGTTGCTAATGGTGCAACAACTGGTAAAGAATCTGCAATTGGAATACCTTCAAATTTTCTTCCTTTAGCAGTTATGATTGCCGTAACTGGTGCAGCTTCTAATAGCGTTACATTAAATGACATAGGCACAGATGCAGACACAGATGGATTTGTTGACGGTATATCTGCCGCAGTAAATAGCACAGGTTTCAAAGGCTTTTTCCCATGTAATGGAGTTCTAGGAATGTCTGGAGGAACAACAACGGCTGCTACAGAAACAGCAGACGAAGTAGAGATTGTTCTTTCTGGTGATCCAGGAGCTGATACTACAGTAGTGATGAAGTTTCTTGGAGTATCAAGCTCATCTGATGCTTCTTAATAGGAGGTTATCATGGCAGGAACAAGATCTGACGTAAAAGCTTTTAATGTTAATCAAGGAGCTTCTGCCGCCGTCATAGGACCAGCAAGATCAAGAATAAGACAAATAGTTATTTTTGCAGATGCCGCAGGTGCTATAACCATAACAAATGGTAATGGTGGTGATACTTTGATAGCACAAAGTTTCCCAACTGGGTTACATACTCTCAATATTCCAGATAATGGTATATTAGCAGAGAGTGGTGCATATCTATCTGCCTTCACTGGTAGTAATAACAAGTTAACGGTGTTTTTATCGTAATGGCTAGAAAAGCAGACAAGCAACCTCCTAAAACCAAAAAGTATTTTCGTTCTACTAAATCTGGAGCGGGGATGACTAAGGCGGGGGTTGCTCGTTATCGAAGAGATAATCCGGGCAGTAAATTAAAAACTGCTGTTACTGGTAAAGTTAAAGCTGGAAGTAAAGCTGCAAAAAGAAGAAAGTCATTTTGTGCAAGAAGTGCGGGACAAATGAAAAAATTTCCAAAAGCAGCTAAGAATCCAAATAGTCGATTAAGACAAGCAAGAAGAAGGTGGAAGTGTTAATGAAAGCAAAACCAATACCAAGACCAAAGATGAAAGATTTAACAGAGAATCAACAAAAGCGTTTGTTGAGAACTTACATAGCTAATATGTCTCCAAAAGAAAGAACAACTTTTTTAAATAAGGCAATAAAAAAAGTATATCCTAAAAGTTTTCCACAAAAACCAAAGGATCAAAGATTTAAAAAAAGAGGTGGCAGTGTTAAAACCTAAAGAGATTATGAACGGAGTTTCGATTGTCCTCGTTGCTGGATCTATTGCATGGATAGTAACAACACTTATTGAAGTAGACAAAAGGACTGCTGTTACCGTAGTAAAGGTTGAAGAAAACCACAAAATGTTACATACTTTATGGATAGATTTTATTAATAGGAAGACAATAGATGGCAATCTCGCGGGGTTCAATGCCTCAACAAATAACAAAGTCACCAGGTAAAAGGAAGTGGAGTGATAAGAGGAAACGAAAAATCAATTGTGCCAGACCTCGTGGGTTTTCTGAAAAAGCACATTGTGCCTCTAAAAAAAGGCGAAGTAGTAAGAGGTGAACCTCAAAAGGTTTGTCTTAAATGTAAAAAAAGACAGTGGATGTGTACCTGTTGGAAGATAATGAAAGGAAGATATTATGCCTAAAGACGCATGTTACCATAAAGTGAAAGCCAGATATAAGGTTTTTCCATCAGCATATGCTTCAGGAGCTATTGCAAAATGTAGAAAAGTTGGGGCCGCAAACTACGGCACTGGTGGTAAAAAGAAAAAGAAAGCAATGGGTGGTGGATTAAATGCAGCCATTGAAAAAGTAAAAAAAGAAACAATGACTGCCAAAGAGGGCAAAGTTGTTAGAATGACAAAAAGAAAATCTAAAAACAAGAACATAGCCAGAGGCTGTGGTGCTATAATGTCTGGAAGACGCAAAGTCACAAAGTATTCATAATGGCTGTTCGAAAGACAAAAAAAGGTTTAGCTTTAAAACGATGGTTCAAGGAGGACTGGAGAGATGTTAAAACGGGTAAAAAATGTGGTCGTCAAAAAGGTGAGAAGAGGGGTACGCCTTATTGTCGCCCAAGTAAAAGGATTAGTTCAAAAACTCCGAAAACTACTAAGGAGATGACTTCTACTGAAAAGCGTAGTAGAATAAGACAAAAGAATCGGTTAGGTCAACCTGCTGGTAAACCAAGAAGAGTGCAATCATTAAGAAGGAAAAGGAGCAAGTGATGCCTGGTAAAAAAAGAAATCTTAAAAAGATAAAAAAAATAACTTTAGATAAAGCAAAACCCTCTGTTAAAACTGGCAAAGGCATGATGAAGTCAGGAAGAATTAAGGGTAAAATGATGGGTGGTACAATGGTGAAAAAACCAGTCATGGCAGCTAAAGGTAAGATGAATGCTGGTCTTAGAGCTTTTTTAGAGAAGAAAAAGAAAAAGGCAGAAAAGAAAAAATAAATGGCAACTTCAAACTCAAGAGATTTTGATTTAGATGTAGGAGAACTTATCGAAGAGGCATACGAAAGATGTGGCTTAGAGATGAGAACTGGCTATGATGCTAGAACTGCAAGACGTTCTTTAAATCTGATGTTTGCCGATTGGGCAAACAGAGGACTTAATTTGTGGACTGTAACTCAAGAAACAAAATCAGTAACATCTGGCACGGCTACATACACTTTATCTAGTGAGTTTGTGGATTTATTAGAAGTTGTTTTAAGAAACAGTAATAATGTTGATTTTACTCTAACGCAAATGAGCCGTGGTGAGTATTTAAGAATACCTAACAAAGGTAATACTGGACAACCAAGTCAGTATTTTTTTGATAGACAAACCACTCCCACGATCACACTGTGGTCAACACCAGATACATCTTATACTCTTGTGTATTACTATGTAAGAAGAATACAAGATGCAGATGCTTTAGTTAACACAACGGATGCACCTTTTAGATTTTTACCATGTATGGCAGCTGGTTTAGCTTATTACATAGCTATAAAAAAAGCACCAGATAGAATACAAATATTAAAATCAGTATATGAAGAAGAATTTCAAAGAGCTATGTCCGAAGATGCAAACAGCACACCACTTAAATTAACACCAAATATATCATACTTGAGGTACTAATGGCTAGGTACGCAAGTGGCAAGAAGGCTTGGGGTTATTCAGACCGATCTGGATTTCGTTATCGCCTTCGTGACATGATAAAAGAGTGGAATGGTCTAAAAGTAGGAATGGATGAGTATGAGTCTAAACACCCACAACTAGAACCAAATTACCCTGGCCCAGATCCAACAGCTTTATATGAGCCAAGACCAGACTCAAGATCAGAAGTAGCTGTAGAAAATTTATTAACATTAAATCCATTCTTATCTAGTTCTTCTGGAAGTGCTGTTATAACAGTTATTGAAAGAAGTCATGGTAGATCATCAAGCGATACAGTTCGTTTTAGAGACGCAATTGGGTTTGATGGTTTTACTGCAACTGTTTTGAATAATTCTTCTGGATATGCTATAACTAAAGTTAACGATGATACATATACTTTTACAGCAAGTAGTGGAACTGCTACAACAGGAAATACAAGAGGTGGAGGTGGATCAGTTACGGCTGGACCTGCAACATTGGGGACATAAATGAGTTTTACAAAAGCAACATTAACGACAGCAATACAAGATTACACAGATAACAGTGAAACCACATTTGTAAATAATATCCCTAATTTTGTAAAAGCAGCAGAAGAGAAAATATTAAAAAGTGTGGACTTTGATTATTTTAGAAAAAATGCAACAAGCACATTAACGTCTTCTGATCAATTTTTAACAGTGCCTAATGATTATTTGGCATCGTTTTCTTTACAAATCACAACCGCTGGATCTGAAAGTTTTCTTTTACAAAAAGATGTGAATTTTTTAAGAGAGTATACACCAGCAGCTTCAACAACTGGACTACCTAAATATTACGCTAGATTTGATGAAAACAATTTTATATTAGCACCCACACCAAATAGTGCATATACAATCGAATTACATTATTTTTACAGACCTGCTAGTTTGACCGCAGGTGCAGATGGTGGTACAACTTGGTTAAGCACAAATGCTCCTTTCGCTTTACTCTATGGTACTCTTGTAGAGGCATATAGTTTTATGAAAGGTGAGCCAGATGTGCTACAAAATTATAATGGATTATATTCACAGTATCTTGAGAGATTGAAAGATTTAGGTGAAGCAAGAGAAAACACAGATGGTTATAGAGTTGGTCTACCATCAAGACCGAGAACATAGGAGTAAAAGA